TGACGCTGGGTTCGGGTGCGAGACGTGATCCGCAGATCGTTGCCATCACGACTGCCGGCTATGACTTGTCGAGTATCTGCGGAACGCTGTACGCCTACGGCCAGAAGGTGTGTCGCGGCGAGCTTGACGATGATTCGTTCGGCTTCTGGTGGTTCGAAGCACCCGAGGGTTGCGACATGAATGACCGTGACGCTTGGTTGCAGGCGAATCCGAATCTTGCTGAGGGTTTGTTGGATTGGGAAGACATGGAGCTTGCCGTTCGTCAAACCAGTGAAATATCGGTGCGGCGTTACAGGTTCAATCAGTGGGTGAGGACTGCTGACGATTCTTGGCTACCGCAAGGAGCGTTCGAATTGTGCCGTTCAGATTTGCAGTTGGTTCCAGGTGCGCCCACGTGGATTGGCGTAGACATGGCCCTGAAACGCGATACCACTGCAGTCGTGCTCGTTCAGCATGTTGATGGGAGACTCGTCGCTCGGGCAAAGATTTGGTTGCCTGACGGCGGTGTGCTTGATGTGTCTGCTGTTGAGTCTTATTTGAGAGAGATGGCGCAGGTCTATGACATTCAAGAGATTGCGTTCGACCCGGCATTCTTCATGCGCACAGCAGAAGCTTTGGCTGAAGACGGTTTCCCGCTCGTTGAGTTTCCGCAGTCTCCGCAACGCATGATTCCAGCCTGCGGAAATCTTTATGACCTAATCGTCAATCAACGTCTGGCGCATGACGGTAATCCATTGTTCACCGACCAAGTATTGTCGGCAGCACAACGTATGCGCGACAATGGATGGACACTCAGCAAGGGCAAGTCGAAGCGTAAGATTGACGCCGTTATTGCGTTGGCTATGGCCGCCGACCGAGCGACGGTCAAACAGGTTGAGGAACCAGTACCAGGATTCTTCGTCGTATGAGTTTCAAAACATGCCCAAAATGCCAAATTGAAAAAACAATATCCGAATTCAGCAAAGATTCGTCAAAAAAATCAGGCGTTCGTTCACAATGCAAAAAGTGTTGCGGTGAAATTTCAAAGACATGGAAGCAGAAAAATCCGCAACGCAACGCACTCCATTCAAAACGATGGCGTTCTAAAAACGGCATCAGACATAGGGAATATTCCAAAAATTGGTATCGCACAAATCGCAATATGGCATTGGAACGAGAAAAACGGCGGTATCGGTCTGACTCGACTCGAATAAAAAATCGTGTAAAAACTTGGCGATCAAATAACAAAGTTCGGATAGGTCAATATGAACATCGCAGACGAGCCGCCAAAATGAATAATGGAGTTTTTGTCATTCTGCAAAAAGAGCTGACCAGATTGAAGATGTCAAATTGTGCGCAATGCGGTTCTAAACAAAATGTCACGTTCGATCACATAATTCCGATTAGTCGGGGCGGAAGACACTCCGTTGGCAATCTTCAACCGCTTTGTCTGTCCTGCAACGCCTCAAAACAGGACAAACTGATGATTGAATGGCGGGTTCGCCGGTCTGCCTAGACTGATGACCTAATTCAAGTAACCTAGGAGGTCAGGATGGTCGTCGTTGTGCTAGAACTTCTCGGAATCGTTGCCCTAGTGGCAGCGGGCTTCCTCGTGTCACCAGCCCTCGGGGCGATGGTGTTCGGTATCGCCTGCCTCGGTGCGGCGTTCGCGTTGTCTCGCAGTGTTGCAAAGGACGATAAGAAGTGATTTTCGACCGTCTCGTACCGAACCGTCAACAGCGCGACGAGGAGCGTGCGATTTCGTTCCAGTCGCTGTTCGCGCTCGGCGACGGCTACACATTCACGACGAACTCGGGCGTGTATGTCACGCAGGAAGATTCACTCAAGATTGGGTCGGTGTATTCGTGCGTGCGTCTGATTGCCGACACGATCGCCAGCCTGCCGGTTGATTCGTACATCCGCCAGGAGGGTGTGCGGTTGCAGTATCGGCCACGACCAGCGTGGCTTGATGCACCCGACATCGGTGTCACGAAGGATGATCACTTCCAGCAGGTGCTCGTCTCGCTGTTGTTGAACGGCAACAGTTTCACTCGCATCATCCGTGACGAGGAAGGCGAAGTGCTCGCCTTGTCGGTGTTGAACCCGCAGCGCACCGAGGTGCGCCGCGATGGTGCAGGTCGCCTGTTCTATGTCCACGACGCTAAGGACCGCATCGAAGACGTCGACATGATTCACATCAAGGACTTGGTGCTACCGGGTGAGTTGCGTGGCAAGTCACGCATCGATCTGGTGAAAGAGAATCTCGGTTTGTCGCGTGCGCTCGAAGAGTTCGCTGCACGCTTCTTCGGACAAGGTTCATCGACGACGGGCATCATTCAGTTCCCCGGCAACTTGTCACGTGAGCAGGCAAAGAATCTTGTTGATGCGTTCGAGGACGGTCACAAGGGTTTGCGTCGTTCGCATCGCCCAGGCATCCTGTTCGGTGGTGCGACATTCCAGAAGACCGGTGTTGATCCGAACGAATCACAGTTCCTCGAATCGCGTCAGTTTGCGGTCGAGGAGATTGCTCGCATCTTCCGTGTGCCGCCGTCAATGATTGGTGTGACGACGCCGGGTGCGATGAGCTATGCGTCGGTTGAAGCGAATCAGTTGCATTTCTTGCAGCACACGCTCACGCCGTATCTGTCAAAGATTGAATCTGAATACAGCGTCCTGCTCGCTGGCCGTGCGTTCATCCGATTCACCACCGCAGGATTGCTGCGTGGTGACATCGCTGCACGCAACGCCTCATACCAGTCAGGACTCAACAACGGATATCTCTCAGTCAACGACGTTCGCCGCTACGAGGACATGTCACCGATTGAAGGTGGCGACGTGTACCGCGTACCGCTCACCAACATCGACATCACCGCAGCGAACCTCGCTGACCTTGACCGCAAATCTGCAATCGCACAGCGATTGATTGCATCAGGCTTCCAGCCTGCTGCCGTGCTTGCAGCTCTCGACATGCCAGAAATCGAGCACACGGGTGTCCCGACCGCAGCACTCCAACCGGTATCGGCAATCAACCCTGTCGCACCTGCAACTGTCTACGACGCAGGCACACGCGAACTCAACCTCAACATGCCCGAGCAAGTCATTCATGTCGCACCGCCTTCGGTGCATGTCGAGCCACCCGTCGTCAACCTGCCAGAAACCGTCGTCAACGTCAATGTCCCAGAACAGCGCACCGTGGTGCGTCAGGTGGTGCGTGGCGAAGATGGTCGCATCACCGAAATCGTGGAAAGGGTTGAGGACTAATGGCAACAGGCATCTCTTCATATTTGGCGAACGCATGGCTTGATGCGCTCGGCAACAACACTTCTTTCGCGGTGACGACCGTGTATGTCAAACTGCATGTCGGTGACCCGGGTGCGAACGGCACATCAAACGCAGCAACGGAAACGACACGCAAAACGGCGTCGTTCGCAGCCGCCTCGACGGGCTCGATCGCATCTGATGCCGACATCACCTGGACGAACATCGCCGGCTCGCAAGACGCAACACACTTCACCGCCTGGGACAACGAAACAGCAGGAAACTTCCTCTTCTCGGGAACCATCACCGCGAACGCCTACACCGCGGGCGATACGTTCACGATCTCCTCGGGCGCACTCACGGTCTCGCTGACACTCGCATCGTAAGCGGCCAACATGGTCGCACGGTTCTACCTCGACCAGTCAGAACTTGACGACGCCAACGTAGGACTCGGCGGTCCGCCAGCGTTCGTACTTGACACATCGACGCTCGACCAAGGCGTGCTCGATGGCACGACGTTCACGACACCCGCCACCGGAGCTGCGAACCTCGGCGGTTTGTCGGCGTCGGCTACTGGCACGATCACACCTGTCATCACCGCAACCGGTGACGCACCACTCGGCGCACTCTTGGCTGAGGTTGCCGAGGTCAATGTTGAGGTGGTGGCGGATGCGACGGCTTCGCTTGGCGGGTTGGTTGGTGTGGCTGATGGTGTCGTCAGCGTGGCTGGAGAGGCGTCTGCGGGGCTTGGAGAGGCGACTTCGGCGGCAACTGGTGTCATCACCGTGGTCGCCTCAGCAGAGGGCCTGTTGGGCGGTGTGGTGGGTTCGGCTGATGGAATCGTGTCGGCGGATGCGGTCGGTGATGCACCGCTCGGCGGGTTGGCTGCTTCAGCGATCGGGACGGTGACGCCGCAGCCGACTCCGCCGCAACCGCAGCAGCAGACGGGTGGTCGACCGTATCCGTATGCGCAGCCGAGACAGAAGAAACGCGAACCTGAAATCGAGATTGTGCCTGAGATTGTTGTTCCGAATCCGAAGATGGTGCTTGCTTATTGCACGCCGATTGTGGCTGGTGTGAATGCGTCGGCTGTGGGTGATATCACATTCGTCGCAGAAGACGACGACTTGCAAGTATTGTTGATGCTCTGAGAGGTGATTGATGCCATTTACAGCTGCCAGTTATGTGTGCAACAGCGGAACTGCGATCAAGATTGTTCCTGCGTCGGTGAACTATCAGCATGTCGTCGTTCACGCGCACAACCATCAAGGCAACGATGACATCTTCGTTGGTGATGCTTCGTTGGGTACTGCGTTGAACGGGATTCACGTTCCTGACGGTTTGGATGTTCCGTTCATTTTGCCGCCTGGTGCGGATTTGTGGGCGATTTCTGAAGCGAGCACTCCAACAGTTCAAGTTGCAATCACGACGCTCTGATGCCGTACTTCATCTCCGACTCCAACCCCGACTGCTCAGGCTGGGCCGTCGAGAAGGAAGACGGAGAAGTCATCGGTTGCCATACGTCGAAGCAGGATGCCATCGATCAGATGGTTGCGGTGTCTATCGCTGAGGAGATGGAGCCGGGTGGTGAACGTGCTCGTCCTGATGAGTTGATGGTGGGTGATTATGTTTCGTGGAATAGTTCGGGTGGTCGTGCTCGTGGTGAAATCAAAGAAATCTTCCGTTCGGGCAGAGTGCGTGTGCCAGGTACCGACTTCGAGTTGGAAGCCTCCGAAGATGACCCGGTGGCCCTGATTCAGATTTATGAGCGCGTCGAAGGCGGCTGGGAAGACACCGATGTGATTGTCGGACACAAGTTCTCGACGCTGACTCGTATTGGCGAACTTGAGGAACCAGACGACGAACCAGAATCCGAAGACGACGACGAGATGGAGGATCGTGAACTGCCAAACAACTATCGACCGGCAGCGAACCCAGACGTGCCAGCGAATCA